AATTTGCAACTTCTGTAATCGTTGGAATTAGTACAGGGCAAACAACTCTGCTGCCAATAACCTGTGTGCCAGCGATCCTGGGTGTTTCCAGAACATGGACGTACAGTCCTTGCTCTACCAGTGTTGTACTTTTCTTAAAGTGCTGTCTGATTAGCTCAGCATGTGCCAGTACTTCACCAGTACCTCTGTTGCTTTCCCCGTACACAAAGATTTGAAGCTCAACGCGCTCCCTATAATAACCTGTTCCAAACACTGGATCATCTGGAGGTGATACCCTGAACTGCACCCTCTGGTACAGCCCTGAAGGTGCTGTAAAGCTCACGGATTCGTAAGCAGTGGGGATAGCAGGCAGCATTGTCTTTAAATGCTTGATCAGCGCTGTCTGTGTCTTTAGTACTGACATTGTCAACCTCTCTTAAAGTGCATAACCAAATTAGACGAATAAGCTGCCCTTGCAGCAGAGTCTGTGACTGCATCTCCAATATCGTCTCTCTGATTCAGATAGGGCATGTTTGGTGATTCGCTACCAATGACGAATGTATCGCCTAGGTTGTACCTTGCTTGCGCTTGTTGCTGCGCCTGATACTCAACCTCTGGTGTAGTGTTAATCTCGGGTTGAAGCTTAACACTCAAACCATTTTCACCGTATTGCCAACTACCTGCGTGAAATCCCGGTTCTTTTGGGATATTGTGTTTGTTGAAACGTGCTTCGTAAAGACTTTGGTGTGTAGCAACGTATTCACTTGTTGCTTGAGGGGTGCTAATGGCGGCTTGGTAAGCTACATCACCAGCAAAGCCTGCGACCATACTCTCTAGTTTACGTTTAAGTTCAACTGCGTATTGGTCAATTTCATTACCGATTTGTTCACCATTGTTACTAATCATACTAGCCTTTGCTGGCAATGATTGTGTACAGGGCAACAGAACCCATGGCGTGATGTTCCTGTATATTCTCTATTGTGAATACAGTACCGGAGTAAGTTACAAGATCACGGTTGCTAGGAACGAAAGTTAGAGAGTCGTTTGCTAAGTAGAACTCAGCAACTTCTTTGCCAATTAGGTTTGGGTAGTTGTATTGTGAAGTCTTGATGTGATTTTTAAACACAGTTACAGCATAATCAGTGCTTGTATTAGATGTGCTCAGTGTGTTGGGGTTGTACACCCCTTCAGTAATGGCTGTGAACGTAGCTAATAGTCCGTGTTGATTTATCAGTTGTTTGGTAGACTTGAGAAACAAATTCATCTGATTCCTTATACTTCAAAAGCACCACGGAATGGTTTTAGGTCTGATTTCTGATAAACAGGAGACGGAATATAATTATTGTCTGTGTTGCTTGTGTTTGCAAGCATGTCGCTGTTGGATATACCACCTGCGTACACTGGATTTTGAGTAACACCGTCAGTATCTACAAAGCTACCCAAACCACTTAGAATTGGGTTCAATGACGGGTCTTTCAGTTTCATCAGTAGAGACAGTCTATATTCAGTAGAAGCCCTTGACCCCCTGATACTTAAAATACCTACTTGGTGATCCCCAGATTGCGCAAGTTTCAGTGAAACCCAAGAAGCGCAATGAGGCCAAGCCTTGTTGACGGACAAATTGTACTTTTCTAAGGCGTATGTTATTTCATCATCAGAAAGAATAGGTAGAGAAATTTCTGTATCACCTATTTCAATTCTTACAGCGTTTATTAATTCAGGGGTTACAGGCAAAATTTGCCTCCTTAGTGATATAATGGTTGTTTACGTTTGGAAGGTTTTAAACATGAAAGACAATATAAGCACTGTAAAGTTTGAAGATTATCTATACTATGATCCAAATACTGGCAGCATTACTTGGAAAAGAACAAAAGGTTCTCGCGCAAAAACTGGTACAAACGCAGGTAACTTGTCCAAAAATGGTTACTTAGTTCTTGGATTCGATGGTAAGGATTTTTACGCTCACAGGGTGGCGTGGTTATTGCACTATGGGCAGTGGCCTACCAATCTTGTAGACCATGTAAATGGTGTAAAAACAGATAACAGAATCTTGAATTTGAGAGAAGTTACAAAATCAGAAAACGCGCAAAATCAAAAAACATCTTGCAAAACAAGTGAAACAAATTATTTAGGTGTTCACTACGACACTAGAAGAGGTCGATATGTTGCAAAAATAATGCTAAACTATAAAACAAAGCACATTGGTGTTTTTAAATCTGCGGAGGAAGCTTACGCAGCATATCTTTTGATAAAAAGACAAATACATCCGGCAAATACTTTGTAAATTGTTTCTTTCTAAATACTTTTGTAAATACTTAGAAAGAAAGCCTAGCCTCCTTTTGAGAAACTAGGCTAACTGTACGACGATTAGGTCGTGGTGTACTTCACAACTGCTTGCGGGTAACGTAGCAAGTTTAAGAAGTTTTGCTCAGATTGCATTTCTACAAACTCATCCTTAGGGTCACGGTAAGTCCATGCGTAACGGCGCTCACCTAACTTGTTTACAGCAGACAGCTTGGAAGCTGGGCCAAAGTAAGTCTGCGCAAAGCCGGGTACATTGGTAGGCAGCATGTATGCTTCGCCTGCTGGAATCAGTGGCACGCCGTTGAAAGCACCACGATACTCCACCAAGGTCACGCCGCCGTGGACAAAGGTGCGGTACTGACCGTCACCACCTAAGCGGTTGCGCAGCACTTCTTGACCACTGGTGTAGAACTTGTAGGCATCTACAACACTGGCGTTCTTGATATACTTAGCAAAATATGCAGGGCTGCACAGCTTGACAAAACGACCGGGTACGAAGCCAGTTGTCAAAGAGTCCTGAATTTGTGCAATACCAGCTTCGTTCTTCTCAACAACGTTAGTAGCTACGTTAGTTAAGTCTGCAACTACAGTAGTACGGGGTACGCCGAATGCAGTATAGAAGTCTTGAGTCACGGTGCCGTTAGGTGCCCACTGATTGCCAGTGACGATAGTGTTGATACGGGCCAACTCCAAGGTGACATCGTGCTTCATAGCCATGTCTTCTAGCTTGCGCAAAACAGCAGCTTGCTCTGTTTCGGCTGCATTAGCGTCACCATATGCGCGAACGCCTGCAATATCAGCACCAGTCAGATAATCATCAAGTGGGTGATGAGTCAAAGCAAATGCGTGAATCTTGCGAGTACGGTCTTTGTTAACCAGATTACGTGAACCACGTACTTGGTCAGTTACGATAGCCAAAGTTTGATCGACTTGCTCGAACTGGATAGTGTTCTGGGCTACGGATTTCTCTTCAAAAATACCCAGCTCTGCTGTCAAGTTCCAGCGATTAGGAATTACCAGTAGGGCTTCGGTTACGTCAACCGCCTTGAACGGGTCGGTAAAACTGCGTTGTGTAGTCATGTTCTTATGTCCTTAATTTAAATGCTTAGGCTTGGTCGTTGACTTGCATGTTGACTGCTTCTAGTGCAGCGTAGATGGTTACTAGCTGAGGAGCGGTAACACCTGCAAAAGTAATTAGTTGACTCTTAGCCAAAACCGAAGGGCCTTTAGTCATAACAAGCTTTTTGGTAGCATCCTCTTCAGTTGCCAGCAAGACTACGCCGATTTTGTCACCAGCAATAGGGGGTGCGGTTAGCACTGCTACAGCAGCGCCAGTAAACTTAACTACGGTACCAAAAGGGATTGCCGTAGTAGCGACTTCCTTACCCCAGCCCTTTTCAGGCCAGAATTCACGCTTAACTAGGTTGCCGTAGCGCGATACATCAGTTGCGATAATTGCCATGTTAAATTTCCTTTATTTCTTGTATTGCGCTTGGGCGCGTGCTTTGAGAGAGTCTGCAAAGCTAGGAGTAGACTTATCTTCTACGCTGCCATCAGAACCCACAGATTTAAACAACTCAGATTGATCAGCAAGTTTCTGAATATCGCTGATTGCTTTCAGGACTTCTTCAAATTCTGCGTCACTCTCGACCAACCCTAAAGCTTTAAACAAAACTTCTGACTGCTCTTTATTCTTTACAACAGCACTTAGTTTATCCTTGCGGGATTTAACCAATACTAGTTTTTTCTCTTGCTTGAACAATTCGACTTGCTCTAGGGCTTTAGTCAGCTCTAGCTTTTGTTCGTCCAAGGATTTTTGAATTGCGTCGTAAGCAGATTTCTCAACGAGGTCTTTTTCCACGTCAGCAACAACTGTCTTGACTTCTTTAGTCGTCATAGTTTGTTTCCTATTTTTATTAGTAATTGAGTCAAACGACTCTCTCGGTTGCTCAACACTTTGCGGCTGAGGTTTTGACTCATCGGTTTCACCCTTTGATTCAGATTTTTTAACTTTTACTTGAGCAGGCTTTCCAGCCTCTTCGATTACGAATATTGCTTTTTCGATCATTTCTTGATCTGTAAGAAGTGATAAATACTCATCGCCTGTTATTTCGGAAAGTATTTCAACAGTGTTACCGTTTTTCAACGACTTAATGATCTCTATGGAACCAATTTTTTCGTCAAGATATTTTCTATAATCTTCAGCATAATCATATTGTTCTTTTTCACTGGCTTCTACTGTAAATCCGAGAGCTATGGCAAGAGCCTCCGCATCAGGGTAGTACATGTTCCAGAATTTATAAAGATATTCCTCAATTGAAAGTGTGACTTGAATTTGTGTAGCTTTTTCAATAATTTCTTTTGTGAAACCTGAGTTTGCCTTCAGTAAAATAGTCTCTTCTTTATTAGCAGGCCCACCAACGGCAGGGCCGACTAAGGCAACGTGACCATTTTCATGATCGAAAGTAATATCTTTAATCACTTTTTTCTTTTTCTTTTCCATTAATTTTCCTCTACTACCTGCCCAAGCGCGCCGATACTCACACCAGTAATTTTCCCGTCTTTCTGAGCCTGCCAGAGTTCATCAGAGTGAGTTTGGGTTACTACTAACCAACTCCCTTTTGAAATATTTCTGACTTCACCGCTTATATCTTCAATTTGTATATCACTCGGTAAAATATAAGACTCAACAAACTCAAACGAATCTGTCATGACTCGGTGAAAGAGATTCGCTCTTTTTGGACTGCGGTTGAAATTGTGACATGCTTTCCTTATCTCATCTGCGTTAGTTATTTCACCATGAGCATCTTCTTTAAGGTTCATCACAACATATGTTGCTTGCCGCAACTCCTGATCCAGCGACTTAATTACTGTTTTCATTTATGGTATAATCACTTATTTGGAGGTTATATGTGTAAAACTATATTAGATATTTTAATTCTTGTTCTAAAATACGCACCTGATACGGGGTACTTTCATTGGAAAGTAGACGTTGCAAGAAGCGTCCCCGCTGGGAGCATTGCAGGTACTCTTTCGTCACAAAATCGCATAAGAATAGCGTATAACGGTAAGACTTATTATGCACACCGACTAGCATGGTTGTTCACACATGGTAAGTGGCCTGATGGAGTTGTTGACCACATTGATGGTGATCCGTCGAATAATAAGATTGATAACCTCCGTGACGTATCCGTTGTTGTCAACGGTCAGAACAGGAAGGGGTCACAAAATAACAATCACACAGGACTGCTAGGTGTAGGGTGGCACAAGCAAGCGGGAAAATTTCAATCCAGAATTAAAATTGGTAATAAACTGATATGGCTTGGACTTTTTCTAACAGCAGAAGAGGCACATACTGCTTATCTAAAAGCTAAACGCAAGTACCACGAAGGTTGTACGATTTAATCAGCATTTCTTAGCATATTTGCTTTGTTGTTATTATACTACGAATTTAATAAAATATCAAGGGAAAACTGGATATCCGGCTTTATGGTAAAATCTAATTTTTTGAAGGAGGTGAAAATTAAAATGACCAAGATTTTTAAAGGCTTGCCAGACAACGCTGCTGAAGCTCAGGCGCTGCTCAAGCAGATGCTTGCGTATTGCCCTGCAATTGGCGAGTTTACGAGGTTGGTGGGTGTGCGGGGTGGTGGCAAGGCTGGCAGTAAGGCAGGATCGCTGCGTCTAGACGGCTACACCCAAGTCATGATCAACGGCAAGCTTTACCGAGCTCACCGCCTTGCTTGGCTTTACGAGCATGGCGCATGGCCTGTGGATATCATTGATCACGTTGATCAGGATAGAAGCAATGACAGAATCAGCAACCTGCGCGAATGCTCTCAAAGCGAGAATCAGCGCAATGTTGGTCTTCGTGTAGATAGCAATTCCGGCTTCAAAGGTGTAAGCTGGCATAAGGCCTCTGGCAAGTTTCGCGCACACGCCAGCGTCAATGGAAAGCTGAAGCACCTAGGATATTTCCTTACCTCTGAATCTGCTAACGCTGCACGCATCGCTCACGAGATTTCGCAAGATTGCGAGTTTTATGCTAGCGCTAGAAACTAATTTGCAGCAGCCCAAACGTCTGATTTAAGCGCCAGTACTTTACTGGCTTCGATTTGCGCTAAGGTCAAAGTCTTTGCAGATAAAGCAGCAAGTTGTGCTTGTACACCTAAATCTAGTATGTTCTTACCTGCACTCAAGGTTAAATTACTAAATAAGGTCACACCGCCAGCAATTACCCTTAGTGCCACTACACCTGACAGAGGTACGCTGCTTACCGTGCTACCTAGTTTGAAACGGTACAAACCACCAGTCGTTGTAACACCGGGATTGGTTCCTGCATTCCTATCACCAATGCTAGGATAAAAAGTTACAGAATCAACTGTGTAAACGATTTCGCTATCAAGGTTAGTTGCACGTATTGCTACATCAGATGACAGTGTGGCCGCGCCCTGCACAATGTTGCCTGTACTGATCAGCGTGACTGACTCAGACAGGCCGTTGGTCTTGGTGGTGACCACACCCGCAGAAATTGCCACGATAGATACAGCAGCCGGGTTAAGTGTCAAACCAGCAGGTACGGTAAGCGTGCCAAAGCCTTTGCTGGCAACGCTACCAAATACAATGCCTGTAGCGGTAGCGCCGTACAACGATAGGTAGTCGTATATTTGCTGGCTGCTGTCTAGTGCAGTGTAAGCCGTGACGTTAGCCTCAGTGTCCACCACTTGCGTGTCGGGGATGTAGGCAGCGACTATGGCTTTTGTCGTGCCATCGATTGTGACAGCGCCAACAATCGGCAACTGCGCGTATTTGCGGATGGTGTATGTCCATGTACCTGTGGCAGCGGATGGCAATTCAAACGCACCGTCTGAAGCTTGGTTAAATTGCTCTACGCCTAGATTATCTAGAACGCGGATGCGACCGCCGCCTAGCGTAAATGCAAGGCTTGTCGGTGCAAATGCTACGACGTTTGTGCCAACGGTCAGCGTGGAGTTAATGCGCTTTACAGTGACAAAACCAACACCGCTGTTGCTTACCGTATTTGCCGTTACGTTGGTGAAAGTCACCGCCGTGGCGCTGCTTGTGTTGTACGTCAAAGTGCCCGATATGCTGACGTTGCTCAAATTGGTCGGTGCAGACTGCGTGACGTTGCCGACTACCTCGAACCCCGTGATGCTGCCAAGCAGCGTAATAACGCCAGAAGACAGGCTCTTAAATTTCGTGCCGCCAGACAGCGTTACACCTGCGTTTATGGTTACGGTCATCGAGGTGGTAAGTTGATCACCTGTGGCTGTGACCGGCTGCACAGCTATGCTGGGGAACTCTAGCTGGGTCTGCACCGGTCGTGTCTTGTAGGCTTTCATCGCGTCGTAAAGATTATCCAGCGTGCTCGAAGCTGTCACTGTCAATACGTTGCTCGCAACAGTGAATGAGGACGCCAACTTGGCAACTGCTTGCGATTCAGTCAAAGTAACAGCAGTGTCCGGCAGTAAGGTCTTAGGTAAGAATTTTGCTACTTTATCTGACTTTAAAATCTCAACGCTTGTGTCAGGTAGAAAGCCGTAGCCCCAACTGTAAAACCTGAAATCGTCTGCACCTTTAGTGCCCGTGATTGACCTGTAATCTTTTGCATTCAGGCCTGTGTCATCAACCCCGACGACCGTGCCGGACGTATTCCTCGTCACAGCAGCCAAGAGAATCGAGTTTGCAAGCCCTGCAAACTTTACGTTCCCAGATGCATCGCTGGTGCCGATGTAAACCTTATCCGCTGTGTTGTTGATGACTACACCGTTAAGGTTGTAGGTCTGGCGCTTTCCATTGTTGGTGTCTTTGCAATACAGCACTACACCTTGCTGAGTTGCGCCCGCAATGTTTTTGAAGGTGCAATCCACCTCGTTACGCAGTTCGACATACCCCTGCGGGTGGCTTGGGTCAACGTTGTGCTCAACAATGACAACCGCAGAACCCAGTATCTGATTTACACCGCGAATCAGTGAGCCTAAGAACATATTAAAGCCCTTTGGAGATGCCTTAGATTGCAGCCCAAAGAAGTTTGCAAAGTTGGTTGTCCTGCCTGCTGCCTGTGCAGTAATGCCACCACCACCTTCAAGGTTAAAAGCAAACGGGGTTGTGTAGGCTGTCGTGCTGGCAAGCGAAATCAAGTATGAAGGTGGTGTGGTGCCGTACCCACGGACGGTCATGCCGTCAACGATAAAGGACGGGTCACATGCAAATTGCAACTGGCAAGACTCGTTTGTCTGCCCGCTCGGCGTGCGCATAATCTCAAGCACCGCATATGGGCCAATGTATCCTTTTAGCGTCCCGACTGCACCACCGTTGTCATATTGTGTGGCCCCGAATCCCATGCCCTCTTGCGCGCGGATAATGCCCGAGTACCAGTTAAAAGTGCCTTGCAAGACTCTAAAGCCTTGAACAACTTGGTATGCGTTACCTTGGTTGCCTGTAAATATAATCGCCTCTGACTGGTGACTGTACGTACCTCCAAACTGTGTAATCTGATTGCCGATAGTCAATATTGACGTTGTGGTGGCAGCTTGCAACAACGAGCCGCCCGCACCAAAAATCAGACATTCGCTGCGCGGATCCCAGCTCAGGTTGTTGTAGGTTAGGTTGGTAGCTGCAGGTAAGTAGTAACGAGTCTTTACATAGGTGCCTGCACCTTCGACTCGCGTGACAACGCCTGCGATGCCAGCAAGACCCGACAAGTTAGTGTCAGTGCCTGATTGTGTAATTGTGCTGCCTGATAGTGCGAATGTCATGTAATTGCCGTTTCAACGCTGGTTAGACTGCCGTTCGTGTAGGCCAGTGTTTTAGTTGTCGTCACGCCGCCGTTGAAAGCTTGCACTTGCGTCAGCACGCCATCTGTATAAGTCAGCGCCTTTGTGGCCCCTGCAGGCCCGTTTACTGCCGTCAGCACGCCATCCGTATAAACAAGCGCCTTAGTGCCCGCTACAGGCCCGGCAGGGGCTGCTCCTGCGACGCTGTCAACCTGCCTGAGCTCTTCTACTTTGCCAGTGTCAGCATATCTGACAAGCGGTCGTTTTAACGCCATAGACGGCTCCTCGATTTATGCTAAGGTGATAGCGTCAAAATGCTCGAATACTAGCGACGTTGCGCTAGAAGCTTTGCCTACGCGCTGGTGAACCTGCCCTGCAGTGCTAAGCGGTGTCAGCGTAATTGAACCTGCTGTTGCGCCAAGATAATACGTTGCGCCTGCTGTCAAGCCTGTGCGGGCTGTATTCGCACCGTCAGTGAACACCGTAGCGGTAGCCGCTGCTGCAAACGCCGCCAGTACATAACCTGTGGCCTCTAAACCCGGCGACGAACCGTTAGCTTTGCGTACGCCTTTAGTCCCTGCATTATCAAAAGTATTGACAAGATCACCCGCTGCCAGCGCTTCAGTCGCTACAGCAGCTTCAGTCTCAGCGCCAATACCACTTGGTAATACGCTTGCGTCCAATTTACCCGTTGCGTCAAATTGTGGGAACTTGCCTACATCTGCAGCACCAGAGCTTACAGTGACACCAGATTCCTCTTCGTAACGCCCATTAGTAGCGTTGCGTTTAATAAATTTCGCCATAATGTTCTTCTTTTAATTTAAAGTGATGGGGGGTTGTATACGGATAATAATTTTTTGGCTAGTCATAGCTACACCAATTTCTACATGTTCACCAATCGTAGGCACAACATGGCTAATATTCCCAAAAGTAGATAGATACAGGGGCAGTCCCGGTGTCCAGTTCCAGCTAGTATCTTGCATTTCACCAGAGGGTTGAACTTCTACAAAACCGCCAATTGAAGTAGAGTTCTTGCTAATACCTACAACCTGAGAAGAGGCAAATGCAGACTTATCTGCTGTTCGTGCACCTGTAGAAGTTGCGTATACTGCTTTTAGGCCTGAGATGTTTTCCGCCGCTAGTAGCTGAAAGGTAGCACCACCAGCAATACCGGGATCACCCTTTGGGCCTACTCCAGTAACCTCGATTACAGAAAACACATCCTCGTTGGCTACTATCTGCGAAACAACATCTTCCGTGACAATGATTATTTCGCAATTACTCATTGTAGGGTCACCTTGATACGTGGCTCAAATGTTCCTTCTACAGGGGTCAAAATATCACCACTGGGGAAAACAACATCAATGTCGTAAACTGCTGTTGGGAAGTTCAGAAGCAGAGTATCTTCGTCCTGAAGGAAGAGTTCCCAAGTGCCGTTTAGGAGGTCTGTGGAAACTATCTTGCCGTTCAGGGTACTAAACTCTGCAATTACAGGCTGTGGTGGATACGACTTAGCAGCACGCACTTGCATCTTGAAAGTACAGGCTGTTAGGTTTCTTGGAAGGCCAGTGGCTTTATCAACCCACTTAAAGCCTTTACGAAAAGTAGCACCTCGTGAGATTAGTAAGTTTACTATTGCGGGTTTCATGCTGCATTATCTCCATTCATATCCGATGCATTACCGGAACTACCGTCAGCACTACCAGTGCCGGAGTTAAGACCTTCTTGCATACCCTGTCCTGATTTGGAAGTTTTGGGAGTAAGCAGATTCTCTAGCTCTTCTTGAGTAGTTGTAGGAGGCAGCTCATCAACACCAATACTTCTAAGTACAGCATTGATTACATCAAGTGTTTTAGGCAGCATACCTGTTGCAGCAGCACGTTGGATCATCTTCGAGAAAGTGTCCAAGTCGTAGTCTTCAAACCCTTCGTAATCCAGCTTACATCTGCGACTAACATCCCAGTTGTTTAATTCATAGATTTGACGAATCAAGTCGTTATTGATAACTTCAACAATATGCTTTACATAGTTCTCAACTGCTTGTCCTGTGAGTGAGTTCTTCAATGCACCTAGTGCAAAACTACCTACGCTGGTTGCTCCTTGAAGTAATACATCAGAAGACAAAGCAATGAAGATCATCATGCGGTAATATTCCTTGACCTTGTTCAGGTCGTAGTTCTTCTTACCTTCAGTAGACAACAACTCTAGCTTAAACAGAGGTTGTCTAGTCTCAGGGTCATAGATCATTGGCATGACTATTCCTGACTGACTATTCATTTGTACATTGCGAACAAGGTTCTGTGCGTACTGGTAGAACTGCTTTTGGCTAGGACTAGCGTCTTCGGACATATACTGTGCAGGGATACTTAGCATTGGTAGACCTTGAAGGTCTTTAGACACACCAGATGCTTCCAATTCTTCTATTGCCTGTAAATATTTCCATGGCAAATAGGCGTTGCGCAGAGGACTTGTACCAAAGGGATTAGCCTTTGTATTACCTGCTGTAAACAACAAAAACTTATTACGAGGAATAACAGCAGAAGTTTTCCCTATACTGCTGTAACGGTTATAAGGATCAGAAAGCAGAGAAATGTCTTGCTTAATACCCTTGATATTTTCACCAGCTTCGTCGAAAACGAACTTAGAGATTGACTTCTGATGCCGTAGGCTGATCTTTCTAATACCGATTAAACCATCATCGTAAATACTGCCCGTGTCTTTTGCTCTTTTACGATAAATTTTTTCAAGCGGTGCAAAACCATAATCAACCATTGTCATGGCTTCGGAGATTACGTTCTCTAAAGTAGTCTCCATGTCTCCAAACATCTGCTCAACTAATTCTGTCTTGTTTTGCTCATCGTCAGTAGCATCTTTTGGAGGTAAGAAACGATATGTAGCCTTGCCTACCATTGATTTATGTAACGCTACAGAAGCATTGATGGCAGGATGTAGCATCATCTTATCGTAAGTCTCATTGGACTTGGGATACTTCAAGTCCAAAACCATTTCAGTTTCGACAACACCATCAAACATCTTGAAACCAGAGTAACCAATAGCCCCAAGCTTAAATCTTTCGGGAGTATCTAATAGACTCGCTTTTTCAACTATTTCTTTTTTTGTACGAGCCATAGGGCTTCCCTTAATTTAATTTTGTTACGAGTTCTCTAGGAATAGTTGCATCTTGAAAACCAAACGCTGATACACGACTTGATAAGTCTGGTAGAACGAAGCTGTCTGGGAGTTGCACACCACCTTGGTTCAGATGATAGAACGCATCACTAAGGGTGTCAGCAACATCATCATGTGTGTTGTTGGTGAAGTCCATCTTCTCTAGTTCAGTAAAAGCGTCATCAGTCCAATTTGCACGAACAAACTGCACATATCCTGTTTCTACTGCACTTGCAAAAGGAAGAAATCTTTGCAATTTACCCTTCTCTGGTCTAGTCAACTTAACCGTATAACCTAACTCCGCTAGTCTTCTAGCCAAGTCCTTACAGTAGGCCCCTGCTGTAGCACCGGGGTCAAGTGGTAACGATATTAGTACCTCTGTTCCGTCCTTGGATGCTGTCTTAAAAATTGCTTCTTCAACAACGTGAACTCTGTCTCTAACCATCGTTAAGTCTTCAACTGTGTACACACTGGCTTTGTCCTTTGTTACAAGCACACCACATGTAGCATCTACATCAGGCCTTGACTCACTAGGTGGAGTAAATGCCAAATCCCAAGCACGAACACTTTTTACTGGATAAGGGCACTTGTTATCTACGATAGCCACATTCTCTCGTTTGAAGTAACCTGATTTACTTTCTCTGACCCAAGCACCATGTAAAAGTCTTCTGGACTCGATTGGAGGTAGTGCTTTTAACGTAGAAATATATCCCTTGTTTTGCTCAAGCCCTACTGGGTTGTCGAATATCTTCCCAGGTACAAACCTATAAGATTTAACTGGTGAATCACCTCTACTGTCGGGCGGGTGCTTTCTGAACGCTTCGTCATAGTTATTATAGAAGTGCAATCCAAAAGAATCTCTTACGAAATAACGTTCTTCCTCTCTTGCTGAACTTCTAGGAATTAAATCATCCCCTAAACTAAACTCAACAAACTTCATTAGAAACGAGTCTGGATCAGGGTTGCAAGTTGCATGAACTTGTAGGGGGTAATCTACCATTGTAGATCGTAAGCGAGACAGGGCGTAAAACACGTTATCACCGTCTAGCTGTTGACACTCATCAAGACAAAGACGGGAAAACTCTTTGCCCTGCAAATTCATTCTGTCAGCAGGTTTATCTAGGTATGTAAACTGTATCTCTGCACCAGAAGAAAACACCAGTTTCAAATCCCTTGACTTGACTTTCAACTTAGGATCAATCTTAGAATACAAAGTGATTGCTGCGTCAAACAATGACCCCGAACCTGTCAGCATCTTCGTTGTTTTACGGATAATCAGTGCCCTCGTACCGGGATGATGGATTATCGGTAACATGCTGCCGAGTAAGCACATGGACTTTCCAGCGAAAGCAGCACCACCATATATGGTGAACCAGCTCTTACTCAGTAAGAATGCTTGTTGTGCTTCACTAGCTGGAGCAAATAAAATGTTACTCATCTTTTTTATTGGTATTCTCAGTCCGAAGCATAGTCAAGGAGAATACTGGAGCAATATCTTGCTCAATCTCTTCACCCTCTTCTTCGTCGTATTTATCTTTGTAAATATCTGTGGTTAGCTTTTTACTTGTTTCAATCAAGAATTTACTAGCGCTGTACCTTACGACAGGAGCAGACTTCTCCGCTTCGATTAGTTCATTGAGTGTTCTGAGTGCTTCAGCAAGGTTGGGTTTAAACTTTCTGGTCAATAACAATAGTTGTCTTGCCCGTAGTTGCTTGTTAGTCTGGACATCACCTTCAGGGGCTTCTACTTTATCTTGTAGCTGAACTACATTAGAACCCTCTACGCGGTACGCAGCACTACGTTGTATATCTACCCCTTGCTCATCATCATATTCTTGCTTGTAGAGTGATTTAACAAGGTCTAGGTAGAAGTCTATGACAAACTTGGAAGCAAGTAATCTAATACTGTCCGGATTTAGTGTAGAATCGGGGTTTTCCCTTGCCATCAGCCCTACCATTTTTTTCAAGGCTTTTGGCACGTTAGGCTTAATTCGGCGTACCATTGAAAGTAAGTTTTTTTCACGCAACTCACGTGTAGTTAAGCCTGTACCGATTTCTGGTACAACTTTTCTTTTACTTAGTGGTTTTTGCAGTTGTGCATTAAAGGGCATAATTGACTCAATGGGAACGGGAGAACCCGCGCTGAAAAAGCGAAGAGATAAGACTGGTACACCCACGGAGAATTGAACTCGCGATTGCCCGGATGAAAACCAGGTGTCCTAGCCATTAGACGATGGGTGCAATTTATTCGCGTAACGAATGCAAACTTGGAGCAGCCTAAGTGAATCGAACACTTACACTCTACTTGGAAGGAAGAGATTCTACCTTTAAGTTAAGGCTGCAAGCTCACCGCCCATTTATCGGGGAACGGAAAAGCAAAACTGGTGCTCTAGCATGGAATCAAACCACAGCCTGATGCTTACAAGGCAACTGTACTGCCACTATACTACAAGAGCTATATATTGGCTCCTCAAGCACGGATCGAACGTGCGACATCTTCGTTAACAGCGAAGCGCTCTACCACTGAGCTATTGGGAAATATTTTGGCAAATCCTCACAGTTTCGAGCTGTGAACCTTTAGTTTTAAAGACTAACGCTCTACCATTTGAGCTAAGGACTTTTTGTTTGGTTACTTGACTATTTTAGCATCTATGTTTTAAATTTGTACCAACTCATCTGTTTAGCGGTATGTCTTCTGTGGCAATTAGCGCACAATACTCGGCACTTTGCCATTTCTTTAATTAGATTTTCTATAGAAAAGCAAACCATGTTCGATACATTATTTTCTTTTAAGGTTCTATTTAAATGGTCAAACTCTAAAACAACAGGATCGGATTCACAACAGACTTCACAAGGATGGTTTAATAAATATTCATACAAGAATTTGCGTGCAGCTACTAACCTGTCTTTTTGTAACTTTAATTTTCTTTGTTTAATTTCATCAGGTCTAGCTTTGTGATAATTTCTATCGTATTCTCGCTTACATACTTTGCAAAAAGAGCACTTCTGATTATAATGGTTGTACTGGAGCGAGCACTTACTGCATGTCCTAATTTTAATATCTTTTGTCATTTTGCTTCCAAGGCAAGTAGGCTAACCGGGCTGCCCTACACTCAGGTTATTATGGAAGCAGGGGTTGGATTTGAACCAACGGTCTGAAGCTTATGAGACTTCCGAGATAGACCACTTCTCCACCCTGCTGTAATTTTTAATTATTATTTCTCAGGATTCTTCGTTCTTTTGCAAACTTTGTTTGACAACATCATCACAATGCTTCCTTGCTTGCGCAAGCTACTAAAAGTTCCTTGCTTTCTACCCTCAAAGATGGGCTGCTGATTAGGCATTTTTGCAGATTCTGAGAAATAATAACCAATGGCTGGACTTGAACCAGCGACCCAAGGCTCTACCGACTGAGCTACATTGGAAATACCTCTTTTACGCCGCTACAAACACTACGGATTGCTACGGATTGCAAACAGAGTCAAAACACTATACTTCACTTGTTTATCCTGCTATTCCAAGTTCATCTAGGGAATGACCCCAGCAAATTCAATTATACTACAAAATTCAAAATGTGGTATAAAAAGGATAATTTAGTCATTGTAAAACAAAGGCTTGGTACGCCCTGTGCCACGTTGTTCTTGTAACCGTGTAATCTCGTCAGTTACGTCTTCATCTGTGGGAGCTATTTCTGACAAGTTGCTACTATCACACAGGCAGCAGTTGTTACAGAATCTTGTATTGTTCCAAGAGCTTGTCTTGTAATACGAATTGCAATTAATGCAGATCATTTCTTATTATTCTTATTTATTTATAGAGCCCCGAAGGGGTGAGTTACGGTTCTCACTCAGTCATGTCGATATTTTAATGCATTTAAAAGAGATAACAGGCATTGATCGAAATACTGACGGTTGTTATCAAACAACTCAAACGCTTTTATTGTAGTAATTCCGCAAGACAGTTCTTTGCAGTATATTTATTGTTATTATGGCTTTCCTTGTTTGACAAGCTATTATATAACAGATTTACTAAAAAATCAAGGGAAAAACACGAATGCTTTGCCTAGTGCAATTTAAGCACTAAGTGTTTAATCACTTCTTATGTGTTGATTAACTACTTTAGAAAATTCCAAGGCTTTCTCATGTTTTAAAGCCTCTGCGTTACCAATATCATATGTGACCACAGTACGGTGTTGTTTTCTAGTTACCCATTGCACAACGTGCGCGTTCTTATCCGTTGGATGCTGTGTAATCTTCAGTTCCCCTAGCAGGTTTCGCAGTGCAATCTTAATATCCCAGTAGATACCTTGGCTGACTAACTTGAGATTATTAAACTTAATGTTTTTATCATCTAGGTCTAGCGGAAGAATCTTGTGTTGAGTGGGTATAAACTTTCCACCACCAAGGGCATAGGCTAAATTTCTGTATAGCATCTTTTTGCGAAGACCTGTCAGTGAATCGTAGCAGACGACAGAGCCATTATCGGGGTCAGGAAGAATCCTGCGATTGTTTACCCTGTTGCGAATCTCTCCAAGCTGTAAATCATAGCTATACAGCTCCTGTAGCCTTTTTACAGGTATTTCGGGGTTAAGACGCTTTGGCACACTGGTCTCCGGATTCTCCACCAACTAGACCTTTGCCGCGAACATACCCGGCTACAAACGCTAGCCGCATCAAGGCAAAGGCATATTCTTTTTCAGAGCTTGTAAGGTATGCTGTACATTGCTCATAACGAGATACACCTTTAGTGTCTTTTTCTTTAAGCCAAGACTCAAACTTTAGATCAATGGTTTTTGAAATATTCATATTTACTTTTTAAAACTAAAAGTTAAGTATAGCATAAATCTTACTGTTTTGCAAATAAATCTAAATACTGTCAAATACCACTTGATTTTACAAAAATATTGTGATACAATAAGGTATATAGCAACAAATATAAGCTATTGCTCTAACAGCAGCGCTGATACTCAGCAAGCAGCTATTGACCTTGAAATCGGGTAGCATGTTAAGAAAGACAACCCTGCATGAAAGACCAACTTGTGGGTGCTAGCCTTTGGAACGGGGACTAGCGTAGACATTGCTTGAATATGGTGGCGGAAGCGTTGCAGGCGATCTCGATGAACATTCTCTCTTATGGAGTTGCTTAGTTGTGGATACGGACAGAAGTTTAATAATAGCCTGTAGTTATTGTTTTATATTTATTATTTCAGATATTAATTGCTGCAATGATGAATAGCCCCGCAATAGAGATACGGTGTACGGCGTAGTTTCCTTCCTGCAGGGAGAACGACACGGCCACCCGCTATAGCTACGTCTAAAATATGCTGGTTGTTTGCATTTGAACCCCGCCCAGCTATCACGTTGCAGCGGGGTTTCTTTTTGCCCGGCAAGGAATACCCATGCGGATCAGTCAAGTATTGGCATGCTGGTTTGAAAGTGTGCTATTATCGCAGCATCTTAATTTTTAAAGGAAATTTTATTATGCCGGAGGAATACACACCGCTAAACAGGTCACGGGGCTGCACAATCGACAAGCAGTTGCGCCAACTGAGTTATCGGGGAGTTGATGGCACGGGGTGGGATTGCACTCTCGATAAGCAGGGCCGCGTACTGAGATTTTACGAGACTGATGGAACCGGGTACAGATGCAGCTACAACAAACAGGAGTGTATGATCAATCACTTCTCTTTGAGCGAAAAGCCTCGGGTTTCAACCAGGGGTCTAGCGAACTGAATTCACGTAAAGACCCTGTAATTCAGTCAACCATCAGTTCCTGCCGGGAAAGCATGCTAGAATCAGTGCAAAAAAGTATGAACACATTTGCCATTAGGCGCATGCTTTCTTAAATTGTCAAAGCCGAAAGGCTTTTGTTTAAAGTAGCTTGGAGAAATCAGATGAGAGAAAATATACCCGCTGTAGAAGAGGCTAGCGCCGTCGAGACTGCAAACACGCAGTGTTTTACCGGCAAAGCTGGTGTAGTGAATGAGGTGCCGCAAGGCACCGAGGTCGGGCATGGCCTTCCAATAGTGGGAATCCTCGGGCTAAAGCCATGGGTCGGTGTCAAATCTGTTTTGTGCTATAATTCTGTCATCTCAACTTTTAAAGGAATCATATGCCAGTTTCACTAGCCTTCGTAAACTCAACCTACAGCAAAGCCGAAGCTGTAGCCCTCGCAAAGCAGCACCGTCTGCAGGATAGCTATTTAAAGGGTACCTACGGTAAAGATACCCCTGAGGGCTGGAAAGGCTGCAGTGTAGGCTGCATGGCGAAGGGTAATCACTGTGATTACCCTAAACTGTTCGGTATCGATGCGAGAATTGCTTACCTCTCAGATCAAATTTTTGAGGGTTTACCCTCACCAGATTACAAGGACTGGACAGTAAAGTTGTTCGAGTCTGTGCAGGAGGGTATAGATACCAAGCTGGCTTGGTATCGTTTTACCTACTGGATACTGGCTGATGCAGATCATGGGGCGTGTAAGTCTAGCAAACACCCTAATATTATTGTAGTAGCAGAGCTGTTTCGCAAAGCTTTTGCAGGTGCAGAGGTTAGCCCAATAGAATGGGAAGCTGCTGCTGATGCTGCTTACGCTGCTGCTGCTGGTGCTGATGCTGCTTACGCTGCTGCTTACTCTGCTTACGCTGCTGGTGCTGCTGGTGCTGCTGGTGCTCGTGCCGCTGATGCAGCTTATGCTGCTGCTTACTCTGCTTATATTGCTTCTGCTGCTGCTGATGCTGCTGATGCAGCTTACGCTGCTGGTGCTGCTATTGATGCTCGTATAAAGCATTACCCGATTATGGCTGATAAGTTGTGCTACTTTCTTGCCGGTGGTGTTTGATAGTCTAGTCTAATAATCACAAGCAATACCGCAAGCAATAAACTGAAAGTTAATTATGACAACACTAGCCTTCGTAAACTCAACCTACACAAAAGCAGAGGCTGTAGCCATCGCAGAGCAGCATTATCTGCAGGATAGCTATCTAAAGGGTACCTATGGTGAAGAAACCTCTACAGGGTGGAAAGGCTGCAGTGTAGGCTGCATGGCGAAGGGTAAACATGATGATTATCCTGAGCTATTCGGCGTTGATCCAAGGATTGCTTACCTCTCCGATCAAATTTTTGAAGGCTTACCTTCGCCAGATTACAAAGACTGGACAGTAAAGTTGTTCGAGTCTGTAAAAGAGGGTATAGATACCAGCCAGGTTTGGTATCGGTTTACCTATTGGATGCTAGCCGATGCGGAGCATAGGGTTTGCGGGCACAGCCAAAACCCTGCAGTAACAGCAGTAGCAGAGCTGTTCCGCAAAGCCGCTGAGGGTGCAGAGGGTAGTCCAACAGAGTGGAAAACTGCTGCTGATGATACTTACGCTGCTGCTGCTTACGCTGCTGCTTATGCTGCTTACGCTGTTCATGCTGCTGTTCGTTCTGCTGATGCTGTTGATGCTGCTGCTCGTGCTGCTGCTGTTTCTTATTATAGTAGTGCTAGGACAAAGCATTATCAACTAATGTCCGATAAGCTTTGCTACTTTCTTTCGGGCGGTGTTTGATGACAGTAGCTGAATGGACATTCGCGGTGAAAATGCAGTTTAGTGTATTATAATTTGTTGCAATATTTTAAAAAGGAATTGAATGAAAAAAACTATTGAAGCTTACTCACTGTCAGAGTTTGTGCAAAAAATTCAGGCTGAAGTTAAGTCTGGTTGGGAAATCGACTTTGGAGACAATGACTCAATTCCACACGGTGGAATGGGGTTTTACAGTTGCATGGTTGGTAGAGGGCAAGGTAAGCAAATTCCTGTTTTGTTTTTAGCCCCCCAAACTGAACCGAGTAAATCGTTCGAGCTAGTTGCAAACTTAACTGCACCAGAAGGCTTCTCAGAACACCGCGAACCCTTTACACCGACTGTAATGTTCACGACCGATAAACCCATTTCTGAGCCTAGAAAAGCTGGCCGTCCTAGAGCGAGTACAATTTAATGATTCAAGGCCTAGAATATTTAACTCTTTCCTTAAAAAGAAAATTTATCGCGCTGTGTTTGTTTGTAGCCATAGAAGCACGTAGGTTTTGTAACAAATCAAAGGGGTCAACTTGAAATTAAAACGAAGTGCACAGCTCCACGGAAGATACTCCTTAAGAAATAACGAAGAGGATGAAAATCAGGATCAAGAAGATTTGAGTACAAGCAGGCAAATTGGAAAAAATCTTTTTGTCAACGTCAAGAAAAGTCTTTGTTATGACTACCACCTAGATCAACCGATTGGTGCAAAATCTGAGCATAGGCAATTGCTACAGTTGTTGTATAACGCTGATGCTAACGACACCGTAAGATTCTTTATTGGTGGCCCCGGTGGGGACACTGATACCAGCCTTGAAATCATTAATGCAATCAGTTGTACAGATGCCGCTGTAGTAGGAATACTAACAGGAATGGCAGCCAGCGCACATAGTATTTTAGCTCTTGCCATGCCAACGTTACAAGTGTGCGGACGGGCAAGGCTTATGATCCACAATGCGTCTCTCGGTAGTTATGGAAAATTACAGGAAGTAATCAGCTCAGTTGACGCTAGTGTAAAAATTTGCCATGACCTGTTTAAGGAGTTCTACACAGGATTTTTATCCGATGATGAAATGCGAGATTTGTTTCTCGGTAAAGATTTCTATTTTGAATCTCCTGAAATAATGAAGCGGTTGAAGCGTAGAGCAGACTTGCAGAAAAAGATAAATAAAGAGCAAGTTTCTCGCTCCTTATCAGGAACGGTGAAGCGGTAAGTCAAATCCTTGTGTAGTTAATTCTACATAGGGATTTTTTACACCTGCAGGGTGGTTTAAATATTTTATAATATTTAGGTCAGGCTCTTAAAACGGGTGTATAATCCAATCATCTTAGCTTTCAAAGGAATCATATGCAATTACAAAGCAATTTATCCGCTACACGGATGCCATCTTTATTAGCATTCACCAACTCGAAACTGAACAAAACTGAAGCTGTAGCATTTGCAAAATGGCACAGACAGCAAGACCACTATCTGAAGGGCACCTATGGTAAAGATACCCCTAAAGGTTGGAGAGGTTGCAGCGTAGGCTGCATGGCTCAGGGTAAACATACCGAATACCCTGCGCTATTCGGTATCGATGCGAGAATTGCATACCTGTCTGATGTTATCTTTGAGAGGTTACCCTCACCAGGTTATAAGGACTGGACAGTGAAGCTTTTCGGCTCTGTGCAGGAGGGTATAGATACCAGCCAGGTTTGGTATCGGTTTACCTATTGGATGCTAGCCGATGCGGAGCATAGGGTTTGCGGGCACAGTCAAAACCCTGCTGTTATTACAGTAGCAGAGCTGTTCCGCAAAGCTTCTACAGGTGCAGAAGTTAGTCAAGAGGAGTGGAAAACTGCTCCTGATGTTTACGCTTACGCTGATGCTGCTTACGCTGATGCTGCTTACGCTGCTGCTTACTCTGCTTACGCTGCTTACGCTGGTGCTTACGCTGCTGGTGCTGCTGCTGCTTACACTGCTTGTGTTCCAGCGAAACATTGCCAGCTCATGGCTAACAAGCTGTGCTACTTTTTGGCAGGTGGTGTTTAATGAATTTTGAGATTAACCTTGAAGATTATGTTTCTAAAGATGAAATTAAAGAAGTAATACTTAGCGAAATTCGTCAATTCACAAACAAGCAAACAGAGAATACAATGAAACGTATTTTCTCAAACGGCGCATACGAAATCTTAAGCCAATGTGTCGAAGACAGTATTAAATCACAGCACCTAGATTTTCTTAAATCTGAGGTAAGTAGACTACTGACCGATAAGTCATCAATTAACTATGCACTATTTAAGCAACCCAATCATTTTGACACTAACCAATGTACTGTAGCAAGGGTATTTGCTGATTGTGTTTCTACAAGAAGCACCGAGATTGCCGCTGCAGTTGATAAAGCTCTGCATGGGTTAAATGCAAAAGATTTCAAGCAATTTTTAATTCGATACGCGGTAAAGGATAAATAATACTATGCAGAATGAAGAGACAACACTTACAGCTAAAATAAAAAGATTTAGTGGCGGCGTAGTCAGTAACCCCTATCAAGGTACAGACAAAAAAGTATTGTTTGTTTGCTCCATTGGTATTCTTCGTAGTGCTACAGGGGCACGGATGTACGCCAAGAAATACAATACTCGTTGTGCAGGTACAAACAGCATGGCGCTTATTCCTCTTACACAACTACTGATTGACTGGGCTGACTTGGTAGTTTTTGTTAACAGGGAGAATTACAACACTGCTTGTGCGAACTTCAATCAGCAAGAATTTGATTATAAATGTAAAGTTTTGGGCATCCCTGACCAATATCCGCACATGCACCCATTGTTAATTAAACAGTTTAAAAAGCAGTTTGAGTCCACTAACAAAGTAAGGGAGTCAGTATGAAGTGCATTCACACATTGAAATAGAGGCAGGTTCTTGGTAAGAAATTAGGAACGGAGAGGTACAATCAGATGAGAAGAACTTTGTGGATGCAAGTGGCAATTGCTGCAGCGGGGTCATCTAACTGCGTAACTACTACAACCGCTGCAAAATATGCAAATCAGGTATTATACGATTTTGACGCTAGGTTCGAAAACACTTTTAAGTAGTGTATAGTCTGGTATTTGAAGATTCACAAACATTCTCCGAAAGTTGTATTTTCAAGAGATAAGTTTGATTTATTTGGGAATGCTCATAATTCTTTGCTAGAATACAACTGGGAAATGAGACCTCGTTTTGGAAGCAGAAACACACTACAATCAATTATCAGTAAATGAAAGGAAACAAATGTTATTTATGCCGATCATCTTCTTCTGTACAATGGCAGGGAACTGCTCATTCCATACGCTACCAGCTACAGAGTCGTTGCAGTTTTGCAATCAAAACCTAAAACAACGGTACGATCTGTTCGTTGAAGAGAAAGATAAGTTCAGTCAAATATATGCGAGCTGTGTACCTGTACATAAGGGGGTGGAAGTCTCAGCATGAGTTATTGTCTCTTTAGTTCAGACAACTGGAAATCGAATGTATATGTCTACGATGCAGGCTACGCCAAAATAATTCATGTAGCAAGTAGGAAAAGACTGATACAGCCAATTCCGGAGTTGCCTATTAGATTTGTTTTTCCAGTACTAGAGTACTGTGGTGCTAAGTGGAACAACAATAAACAAGAGCTGGAATTCGAATCTAAGTTTAAGAAGATTGTGGATATGGTTGCATTCTGGTTTATCTCAAGAATCAACTGGTTTAATGCATTTACACTCAATTTGATACCACTGGTTAACATAGAATTACCCCATGCTGGAGAAGTCTTCGAGTGCAACACAACTGACGAATGCATAGAAAAGTTAGAGTATCTTAGGAAGATAGGGTATAATGTACCGCAAAGTGCAATAGATGCATTACTACGAGAATCTGCTGACGAATGCATAGAAAAGGAAACCAATGACAACAGTTAACATAGACGAGTTTAAAGACGATGGTAGTAATCAGGAACTTACAGCGAATATCTGCCAGAACAGTGCCATGGGACAGTACGCTTGTACTAATGCTGCGCAATGCTGGGAACCTTGTGGAGAATTAGGGCACAGTGCCGAACATGCCATCACCAGTGATGAACAAGTGCTTTTACCTCTTGTGAGCGAAAAACCTCTGGTTTCAACACGGGTTCTAGCGAACCAAGCCGGGGACGGCTTGTTGCTGCTGGATATATTTGCGCTAAAGGCTTAGTGAAACTAAGTATACCCGCTGCAGAGGAGGCTAGCGC